CTTTACCAAGAATGTCTTTTGAATTTGTTGGATTGACTTATGATCCAACAAGAAAAGTAACGACAACTCAAACATTTGTAAGTGGACTTGGTGAAGATAATAAGCAAATAAGAAAAACATATATGCCAGTTCCTTATAATATGCAATTTGAACTTAGCATCTTTACAAAATTAAACGACGATATGCTTCAAATTGTTGAGCAAATTTTGCCATATTTTCAACCTGCTTATACTTTATCAATTAATTTGGTTAAAAGTATTGGAGAAAAAAGGGATATCCCAATTGTTCTTGAAGGAATTTCAATGGATGATCAATATGAAGGAAGTTTTGATACAAGAAGATCCTTAATTTATACTCTTAGATTTACTGCAAAAACCTACCTCTTTGGTCCAGTTTCTGATGCATCTAAAGATGTCATCAGAAAAGTTTCTGTTGGATATGTTGCAAGCGGTGTTAGAGATATTACTTATTCGGTTGAACCGAGAGCAATTAAGAATTATACTGGAAATGTTCTTACCAATATAACTAATGATATTGATGCTCAAACTGCAATTATTAATGTTAATAATGCAGGAAGTATAGTTGCAGGAACTTATGTTTCTATTGATAATGAAGAGTTATATATTAAATCCAAATCAGGAAATACTCTTACAGTTTTAAGAGGTGCTGATAATACTCCTATTACAGAACATGTATCTGGAACTGCAGTTAAGAGTATTACTGCAGAAGATGCTAACTTAATTCCTGCAGGTGATGATTTTGGATTTAGTGAATTGTGAAAATGACAAAAAAATTTGACGATTTAAATGAAACCTTTAATGTTTCTGGTGAAATTGTTTCATCAAAAGTTGAGACAATAGAAGAAAAAATTCAAAAGGTAACAGCACCTATAGATGATATTAAAAAAGATTATAATTATACTAGAGGAAATTTATATTCTCTTATAGAAAAAGGTCAAGAAGCAATTAATGGTATTCTTGAATTAGCACAAGAAAGTGAGATGCCTCGTGCATATGAAGTTGCTGGACAACTTATTAAAAATGTAGCAGATGCAACTGATAAATTAATGGATCTTCAAAAGAAACTTAAGGATATTGATGAGGAAAAAGTTTCCAAAGGTCCAACAAATGTTACAAATGCACTATTTGTTGGTTCTACATCCGAATTATCTAAACTATTGAAAAATGGACTTAAGGAAGAAGATAAATAAAAATAAAAAAATGCCTAAACTGAAGTCTCATAAAACAGTTGAACAAATTGCAAAGAAGCATCGTATGGATGTTTCTTTCATCCAAAAGCAACTGGATATGGGCAAACCAATTGAACTTGAGCATACTAAAGATCATACTCTTGCAATGGATATTGCTCTTCAGCATTTAGATGAGATTCCTGATTATTACACTCGTTTAAAGAAGATGGAAGCATCTGCTAAAAAAGAACATAAAAAGTTCAAAGATGTAAATATTGATGAAGCAAATTCTTTGCACCATTGGTATAGTGGATCAGAATCTGAAGATGGAACACCAGGGTGGGTTCAATCAGATGGTTCTCCATGTGCAAATGAACCCGGAGAGACAAAAACTCCAAAATGTTTTAGTAGTGCGAGACTTGCTGCTTTAAAAAGAAAGGGTAAAAAAGGAGAGTCTTTAATTAGATCAGCTGTTAATCGTAAGCGTGAGAAAGATTCCGGACAACAACAAAAATCTGGGGCAGCAAAACCAACAAATGTCCCAACTTTTGCTAAGGGAAGAAAAAGTAAAGATTATGTAGAACCAGAACCCCAATTAAAAGAAACAATGGAAATTCAAGAGGCACAAAAAGACAATCCAAGTAAAGGTGCAGGAACAAAAGATGCATGTTACACTAAAGTAAAATCTCGTTACGATGTCTGGCCTTCTGCATATGCATCTGGAGCATTGGTAAAGTGTCGTAAAGTTGGTGCTGATAACTGGGGAAATAAGACAGAGGCAGTCGAAGAACAAAGATATTGTCCTCTTTGCAACAAAAGAGAGGGGCGTTCAGTATGTTCATATGGCGGAAAGGCATGGGATAAAGTTTCCGTAAAAGATCATGAGTATTCCATGGTGCGTTCAGAACTTGATACCTTGATAAAAGCAGCGGAGAGAATTAAAAAGAAAGTTGGTAAGGGTGAAGGTAGTTTGGAGGCATGGGTTCAATCAAAAATTACTAAAGCAGCAGATTATATTGATACTGCAGCAGACTATCTTGGTAGCGATGAAAAAATTGATGAGGGGTCTCAAATTAGTTTTAATGTAGATCCACAACAACTTAAAGCAGATAAAACAGCATCAAAAATACGTACTCTTGCACAACAGGGAGCAACTAAAGGGGAAAGAACAGCAGCTCAAAATAAAACAACAGGACCATCACTAGCAAAAGGATCATTATCAACTGGTGTTATTAATGCAGAATATGAACCTTCATTGGTAGAAAAAATTCTTGCAGAACTTGAAGAAGAAAAAAAAGGATATCCAAAAACTCTTGATATTGATGAAGATCTTGCACAAGCACGTAAGAATGTAGGTGCTAGTAAATGTTGGCCTGGCAAAGTTGCTAAAGGAACAAAAATGGAAGGTGGAAAAGAAGTTCCAAATTGTGAAAGTGTGACGATTGAAGATGCAAATGGAAAATTATATGCCGAAGTTATTGATTTGATTAAACCAGAACCAATGGTGTCTCCAAAAAGTACTTTCATGACAAATAATGAACTTGATGAAGCAACACGTCTTCAATCAGAAACTGGAAATATTATTGCAGTTATTCTTTCTTGGAGAGGAAAAACTTATTCAATTAGAATGTTCTTTCCGCAAGTTAATATGCCATCTAAAAAAGATGTGACAACAGAAATTCAAAAAGTATATCCTACAGCAATAGTTGTTCAATATAATGTCTCAACACTTCAACCAGGAATGCCATTGATTCAAGTTGTAAATTCAAAATCAAAAAACTATCTTTTGAATAATGCAACTATTGGAGAAGAAACTATTGAAGAAGAAGGTCCTGTATTATCAGTCGGTAGAGGAGAAAAACTTCCAGTAAGTAAAGGTGCAGGACTTACTGCAAAAGGAAGAAAAAAATATAATAATGAGACTGGTTCAAACCTTCAAGCACCTGTAACGGGTAAAGTAAAACCAGGAAGTAAAGCAGCAAAACGTCGTAAGAATTTTTGCGCTCGTAGTAGAAGTTGGGATGGAGAAAGGGGATTAGCGGCAAGAGCACGTTGGAAGTGCTGATTTACACTTCATAAAAAATAATTATTATTATGGCTGATGATATTTACTTAGGTAATCCTAACCTAAAAAAGGCAAATACTGCAATTGAATTTACCCAAGAACAAATTCTTGAGTTTGTAAAATGTAAAGATGATCCAGTATATTTTGCAAAAAATTATATTCAAATTGTTACTCTTGATCATGGATTGCAACCATTTAAGATGTATCCCTTTCAGGAAAGGTTGATTGAAAATTTTCACGATCATAGATTCAATATCTGTAAGATGCCTCGTCAGACAGGTAAGTCAACCACTTGCGTATCTTATTTGCTTCACTATGCAGTTTTTAATGATAATGTAAATATTGCTATTCTTGCAAACAAAGCATCAACTGCAAGAGATTTGCTTTCAAGGTTACAACTTGCATATGAAAATTTGCCTAAGTGGATGCAGCAGGGTATTCTATCTTGGAATAAAGGTAGTTTAGAATTGGAGAACGGATCTAAAATTCTTGCTGCATCTACATCAGCATCTGCAGTTCGTGGTGGTTCTTATAACGTCATCTTCTTGGACGAATTTGCATTCATTCCGAATCACATTGCAGACCAATTCTTTGCTTCTGTTTATCCTACCATTTCTTCTGGTAAGTCAACAAAGGTAATTATTGTATCTACACCTCACGGTATGAATCATTTCTACCGTATGTGGCATGATTCTGAAAGAGGAAAAAATGAATATGTACCAACTGACGTTCATTGGTCTGAGGTTCCGGGTAGAGATGAACAGTGGAAAAAACAAACTATTGCAAACACATCGGAGCAACAATTCAAAGTTGAGTTTGAATGCGAATTCCTTGGATCTGTTGATACTCTGATTGCTCCATCTAAACTCAGAACGCTTGTCTATGACAATCCTAAGACTCGTAGTGCGGGTTTAGATGTGTATGTAGATCCAGTTGAGAACCACGACTATTTGATGACTGTAGACGTTGCTAGAGGCGTAGGAAACGATTACTCAGCATTCACTGTAATAGACATTACACAGTTTCCTCATCGGGTTGTAGCAAAGTATAGGAATAATGAAATTAAACCAATGCTATTTCCAAGTGTAATCTATGATATGGCAAAAAGTTACCATAATGCATATGTTCTATGTGAAGTAAATGACGTTGGAGATCAAGTAGCAAGTATTCTTCAATATGATCTTGAATATAATAACATTCTCATGTGTTCTATGAGAGGTAGAGCAGGACAAGTTGTTGGTCAAGGATTCTCTGGCAAAAAGACTCAGTTGGGAGTAAAGATGTCCAAGACTGTTAAAAAGATTGGTTGTTTGAACCTCAAAACAATGATCGAGGAAGATAAACTTTATCTGAATGATTATGAAATTATCAGCGAACTTACAACTTTTATTCAAAAACACAATTCATTTGAAGCAGAGGAAGGATGCAATGATGATTTAGCAATGTGTTTGGTAATCTATGCTTGGTTAGTTGCTCAAGATTATTTTAAAGAACTTACTGATCAAGATGTGAGAAAAAGACTTTATGAAGAACAAAAAAATCAAATTGAACAAGACATGGCACCATTTGGTTTCCTCTCAGATGGACTTGATGAGGAAAGTTTTGTTGACGATGATGGTGATAGATGGCATTTGGATGAATATGGGGATAGGGCATATATGTGGGAATACTTAACGTGATGGAATTTGATAAGCAAATAAAACTTGGACATTTATTGCTTACTGATAGAAAATGTAGAGTTTGTAAAGAAATAAAAAACCTAACAGATGATTTTTACAGAACTAGAAAGGATAGAGGACCTGTTTTATCTTCATATTCTTATGAATGTAAAAAATGTACAGTAAAGAGAATAACAAAAATAAGAAAAAATAAACTAGATTCTAGCAATTGGGAATATCCAGATTGGTAATATGTTCACTGCACATTTCCCACATGTAAATTAAAATTTTAATAAATATTTTCAGATAAACTGAGTCTTTACGGAGAAAAACATGGCAACTCCTCAATTATCTCCAGGTATTCTTACCAGAGAGGTTGATTTAACAGTAGGAAGAGCTGATAATGTATTAGACAGCATCGGAGCAATTGCAGGACCTTTCCCAATTGGTCCAGTTGATCAAGCAATTGACATCACAACTGAAAATCAACTCATTCAAGTTTTCGGCAAACCACTTTCTACCGATGCACAGTATGAATATTGGATGAGTGCATCTTCATACCTTTCATATGGCGGCGTTCTTAAAGTTGTTAGAACTGATGGAACACTCTTAAACAATGCAAATGCTGGCGTAAGTACACAATTTGATGCAGCAGTTAAAATTAAAAATTATGATGATTATGAAGCAAATTATTCAGATGACATTGCAAATTATGTATTTGCTGCAAAGAATCCAGGTTCTTGGGCAAACAATCTTAAAATTTGTGTAATTGATGATAAGGCAGATCAAACTATTGGTATTGCCACAACTAATCCAGGAGCTACGGGTGCAGTAATTGGTTATGGTGTAACCACCACCCTTACTAGCGTAACTATTGCAGGTCTTGGAACAAATTCAACATTCAATGGATATCTTAAAGGTATCATTACTGGTGTTACTACAGTATCTGATGGAAATAGTTCAATTGATGTAAAAATTGTTTCAAGAGTTTCTACTACAGGAGTTGAGACACCTATTAGTTACGCACAAAATACTAGGGGTTCTTCTTTTGAAGCATCTAATAATATTTCATTTGTTTCAGCAGCTGGAACATTTACAGGATCTAAGTCTGCAGCATCAATCTCAGACTGGTACGATCAACAACAACTTAATTTAACAAATGGTTCAATTTTTTGGAAATCTATTGCGCCAAAACCACTTTCAAACAATTATGTGCTTGAAAGACAGGGAAAAAATGATGCTATACACGTTGCAGTAGTTGATGATACTGGATCGGTAACAGGTATTCAAGGAAACTTACTTGAAAAATTTACAAATCTTTCAAAAGCATCTGATGTAGTATCTGAAGTAAATTCTCCACAAAAGATTTTCTGGAAAGAATATCTTTCCATTTATTCTTCTTATGTTTATGCTGGAGATAATCCTTCTTTAGGAACAGATACATTTAACAATACAACTCCCGTTGCAACTGGTTTCTCAACTGGATTTACTCCTTTCACTCAAGCTGAAGGTCAGTGGAACGTAAATTGTCAAGGAAATACATTTAGTGCTCTTGGGAATGTAACTTACAATTTAAAAGGTGGTGTTGATTATTCTGCTAATGGTGGAATGACAGCAACTCTTTCAAATTTGATAAGTTCTTATGCACTCTTCTCAAATAAAGATGAAATTGCAGTTGATTATTTGATTATGGGTCCTGGATTTAGTGGAGCTGCTGATCAACCTTATGATTCTCAAGCAAAAGCAAACTATTTGATTTCTATTGCACAACAAAGAACAGATTGTATTGCAGTTATTTCTCCACACAGAGGATCTGTTGTTAATATTACCAACACAAATACTCAGACAGATAATATCATCAAGTTCTTTAGTCCACTTCAATCTTCTTCTTATGCAGTCTTTGATAGTGGATATAAGTACACTTACGATCGTTTCAATAATAAGTTCCGTTATATTCCTTGCAACGCTGATGTTGCAGGTTTGATGTGCAGAACAAGCATAGTTTCCTTCCCTTGGTTCTCACCTGCAGGACAGCAAAGAGGAATTATAAACAATGCAGTTAAACTTGCATATAATCCATCTAAGGCACAAAGAGATCAACTCTATCCTTTGAGAATTAACTCAATTGTTAATCAACCAGGATCTGGTATTCTCCTTTTTGGAGATAAGACTGCTCTCACATATGCTTCGGCATTCGATCGTATCAACGTTCGCCGTCTGTTCCTTACAATTGAACAGTCTCTCCAAAGATCTGCTCAGGCACAACTCTTCGAATTAAACGATCAAATTACAAGAGCAAACTTTGTTAACATCGTAGAACCTTATCTTCGTGACATTGAAGCAAAGAGAGGACTCTATGGATTCCTCGTTGTTTGTGATGAATCAAATAACACTCCTGATGTAATTGATAACAATGAATTCAGAGCTGATATTTATCTGAAACCATCAAAATCAATCAATTATGTAACTCTCACCTTTGTTGCGACGAGAACTGGTATCTCGTTTGAAGAAGTTGCTGGAACTGTTTAATCTTACCTAAATTAACTACAGAAGGAGGAACTTAAAATGGCAACAATTCCAACAAGAGGCATCTCTCAATTTAAATCACAAATGGTTGGGGGTGGTGCTCGCCCCAACTTATTCGAAGTACAAGTCAATTTTCCAACAGCAGTAAATCTTGGTGTTCAAGGTGATGGTGCTGGAAGATTTGATTCTGATAATTTTAGATTTCTTTGCAAAGCAGCGGCACTTCCTGCATCAAACGTCGCTGCAGTTGAAGTACCTTTTAGAGGTAGAATTTTAAAAGTTGCTGGAGACAGAACTTTTGAATCTTGGCAAATTACTGTCATTAATGACGAAAACTTCATTCATAGAAGAGCATTTGAATCCTGGATGCAAAATATCGCTCAATATGGCGATCATTCTGGTTTAGTTAATCCATCTTCTTATATGGGACAAGCAACCGTATATCAACTTGGTAGAAATATTTCGAACCAACAAGGAACAGCAACTTCAAGTGATGTTGCTAGAATTCTTGCACAATATAAATTTGTTGACATTTTCCCAACAAATGTTTCTGCAATTGATCTTTCTTATGAATCAACTGATACAATTGAAGAATTCACTGTAGAGATGCAAGTCCAGTACTTCTATCCAGAATCTGCTGGTGCTGGTGCTTAATAAATAGTACACCAGGACAAACTTAAATAATGGCAAAACTATTTGGATTTTCACTTGAAGATAGCGAACCAATATCTCCGAGTACTCTCTCTCCCGTCGCACCTAATAGTGAAGACGGGAGTGATTTTTACTTAAGTAGTGGTTTTTTTGGTTCATATGTTGACATTGAAGGTGTTTATAGAACTGAATTTGATTTAATCAAAAGATATCGTGAAATGGCACTTCATCCAGAGTGTGATAGTGCCATTGAA